AAAGAAAAAGGATTTAGTGGAGCTGGTAATACAAATAGTAGTAGATTATTTGATAAAGTAATAAATGATTTACTTAAACATTAAGAATTAAAATAAGAATGAAATCATTATTAATAGAAACAAACCTATTTGAAGGTAAGGTAAATGAAGATGAAGGTGGAAGAACCCTTGTTAAAGGTGTCTTGCAAAGAGCATCTGCGGAAAACCAAAATGGTAGAGTATATCCTAGAGAAATCTTAATGAGAGAAGCTAAGAAATACGAAGTACTTATTAAGGAACGTAGAGCATTAGGTGAACTAGACCATCCCGACTCCACTGTAATTAATTTAAAGAACGTATCTCATAATGTAAGAGAAATACATTGGGAAGGTGATGACCTTTGTGGAACAGTAGAAATTCTACCAACTCCATCTGGTAACATCTTAAAAGAATTGTTGAAAGCCGGAATCCTATTAGGTATCTCATCAAGAGGCATGGGTTCAGTAACTAATATTGGTGAAGGTAAGGTAAAGGTACAAGATGATTTTGAATTGATTGGTTGGGACTTTGTTTCAAACCCATCAACACATGGAGCATTTATGGTGCCTGTAAACGAATCTGTTAATAGAGGTTTACAACAAATAGGAACTGATGTTTGTGGGGATTACTGCAAAGCACAGGATTTAATGAGAGAAATAATAACTGAAATAGCATAATAATGGCAAAGAATTTTGACATATACGATTTTGTACATAACAATAAGATAACCTTAAAAGTTGATGGCAATAAAGGAACTACTGTAGCAAAAGCATACAATGATATCCGTAAAACTAACTTGAAAGAAGTAAAGATAGTAAATGGTAAATTCAGCATAGCTGAAAACTTAGAAGGTGATAGAAAATTATCAAACGAAGTTAAAAAACACTTCTTAGAAATCATTTCTACTTACAACACTTTCCAAGACCAAATGAAAAGACAGTCTGATATGACAGAGGTTGCAAACACATTAGGTGCTATTGTTGAGGCCGCAAAAGAAATGACATTAAGAGAAAGTGGTGATTGGTTTGATAATGTAACTGTAAAAAGAAATATGCAGGAATTGGATAAGATGGGTAAATCATTTGATAAGTTTGCTATTGAAGCAAAACAAATGGATGAGAGATTACATTCTTTATATGAAGATATGGGTCACATCTTAAATCGTTACTATGAGATTGCAGATATCAGTACTGATACGATGCAAGAAAGATTAGGTAATAAAAAGAAATAATTATGATTAGTTTAGGAGGATTGGTATCACAAAAAGCTTTTGGTAAATTTGAAATGGGTAAAGTAATTTCTAATCCATTTGCAACGGCATTCATCAAAGAGGGTGAGGGTGAAGACCACGAAGTTTCTATGGCAAACAATTCATTAGATACTATCATTAAGATGGCTACTGAATTGAAAGCTAAAATGGGTGAAAACGAAAAAGATATTCCTGCTTGGATTCAAGACCATATTACTAACGCAGAGAACTTTATTTCTCAGGCATCATCTAACTATCACGAATACGGACAAAACGAAGCTAGAATAGCTGAAGATAAAGGTCCTTGTTGGAAAGGATATAAGCAAGTTGGTATGAAAGATAAAGGTGGTAAGCAAGTTCCAAATTGTGTACCTAACGAATCAATTGTAAAAGAATCTTCTTATACATTGGGTAAAGTTCAATATACTGATAAGAATATGACACCTACTCAAATTTTAGATTTGGCAATGGCTTATGTACAAACGCCCATAACTAAAATAGTAGGTAATAAACACGAACTTAGAGTAAGAAGTGCAAATGATTTAGCCAAATTAACTGGTACTACTCAATCCGATGTAAAGGTTAGAGGAAAGCAACCAGCACTTATATTACCATTATTAAAAAATAAGTTAGTTTCCAAAGAAGAATATACTAAATTGTATAAAGATTTATTAGGAAAACAAATTGAAGTTATTAAATATCTTAAAAACTCTTCTCCTGAAATGAGAAATAGTAGTAGTGCTATGAGAGCAGCAGAAAAGGATGGTAGAGGTGAATTTGATATTTAATAATTTTTAAAAAATATATAAAGAAAAGCTTGGTTATTCCAAGCTTTTTTCGTATATTTACATATGATTAAGCCTTTCTCCATATTAGATACAAGAACTAAAGAATGGCAGGACCGTAAGAGGTACTGGATACAAACCTACAATATTCAATCTGAATTGGGTAGGGAAGATACCGAAAGTAGAGCCCGTTTCTGGGAAGATAATACAATTTCAATATTTGATGCAACACTTTGTGAGAATATGTATCAATGGTTTACTCCAAAAGAAGGTAAGATATTAGACCCATTTGCCGGCGGAAGTGTTAGAGGTATTGTGGCAACTGAAATGGGATATGAGTATATGGGTATTGATTTATCCAAAACTCAAATAGAAGAAAACCGAAAGCAATCTGATAAACCAAAGTGGATAAGTGGTGATAGTGATGAAATGCTTAATTACTTAGTAGATGAACAATTTGATTTTGTTTTCACTTGCCCACCTTACTATGACTTGGAAGTTTATAGTGATAATCCATTGGACATATCAAATATGGAAGATGATAAGTTTGATGAGAAGTATTTCAGTATATTAGGAAAGGCTGCAAAAAAGTTAAAGAACAATAGATTCTTTGCAGTAGTGGTATCCGAAGTAAGAGAACAATCCCTAACTGGAAACTATAAGATTGGAAAGTATAAAGGATTGGTAAACAAAACTATTCAAGCTTGTCAGAAAGCTGGACTTCATTTCTATAACGATATGATTCTATTTAATTCACAACATCAGGCTGCTAGAGTGGTTGATACATACTTCAAAAGAAATCGTAAGGTAGCATCGGTTCATCAAAACATATTAGTATTTGTAAAAGGAAACCCTGATATTGCTGCAGAAGATATTGAATTTAACGGAACGTATCAATGTGTAGTAGATGGTAAACAATACAAATCATTTAGAGAAGCGGCTATTGATATTAATCCAAATGAGTTAGTAGCAACGGAAGTTGAGAGAAGATGTCGTTCTACTAAATCCAAATATAAAGAGTGGCAAATCATTGGTGAGGAAACCAAACCTACTATTAAATACGAAGTTGATGGAGTTCCCTTTGAGAATCCAAAACAGATAGCAGAATTGATTGGTGGTGATATGACCGAATCAATGGTTAGAAACTACATAGAATCAAACAATCCAAAATTTAGACATTGGAAGAAAGCCGATGGTTGGGATATTACCTACAATGAAATGCAAGATTTGTGGGAAAATAATATTACATTAGAATTACCTATGATAAGTTGTGATGGTAAAGAATTTTATTCAATTATAGATGCAGCCAATCATTTTGGTTGTTCAGATGAGCGTATTCGTCAAAAGCTTAAATCAGATAAGCACTCTACATTTATTTATCTTTTCTAAAGATTTTTTTAGAAAAATTACGTTTTCTCAAACTTTTATATATTTATTGATACAATAACGCATTTTCATATGCGTTTTTCCATTGGTAATGAATACTCACCTTTATGTGTAGTGACCAAAACGCCAATAAAAAAATTCTATTGAAGTCCACAAATACAATGACTTCAGAAATCCGATAAATAAGGAAAAAATGGCAAGTTCAAAATTGTTGAAAGAAGCCATCGCTGATGCTAAAGCTGTTAGAGAAACTGCTATTGCTAATGCTAAAATCGCTCTTGAAGAAGCGTTTACTCCTCGTTTACAATCTATTCTTTCTAAGAAATTACAAGCCGAAATGGAAGGTGATGAAGAAGAAGCAGATATGAACGAAGATAACGATGTATCAAGCGAAATTGGTAAAGGTGATAACAAAGTACCTGCTGATAAAGCAAACAACGATGACACTGACTTAAGCGGAATCGCAAACCAAAGCTCTGAAGTAGGTGCTGAAGTTGAAGATTACGACAAAGTAAAAGACCTTACAGAAGGTGAAGATGAATCAGAAGAAATGGATGAAGAATATTCAACCGAAGATGATGAGGAAGCTCCAGCTATGGAAGGCGAAGACGAAATGGCAGCTGACGAAGATGAATTAGATTTAGAATCTATCATCAGAGAGTTAGAAGCTCAAATCGCAGGTGAAGAAGGTGAGGAAGAAGTTCCTGCTGAAGCACCAGCTATGGAAGGTGATGAAGCACCGGTTGAAGAACCAGTAGCAGCTGAACCAACTGAAGAACCAGCTATGGAAGCAGATGATGCTGAAATGGGTGATGATGAAATCGACTTAGACGAAATTCTAAGAGAAATGGGATACGGAGAAGATGAGAACTCTGAAGAAGATAAAGCTGAAGATGCAGCTGAAATGAAAGCTGAAGTTACAAAACTTGAGACTGAATTAGCAGAAGCAATCGCAGTGATTAAATCTTTGAAAGGTACAATCAACGAAGTAAACCTTTTAAACGCTAAATTATTATACGCTAACAAATTGTTCAGAGGTTATAACTTAACTAACGAACAAAAAGTTAAAGTTGTTGAAAATTTAGACAGAACTTCATCTGTAAGAGAAGTTAAATTAGTTTACGCTACACTTTCTGAATCAATGAAATTTACAGGTACCGAAAGAAAAGTTGCACAAGTGAAGAAAAATATCTCTGAAGGTATTTCTTCTAAAGTTCAATCATCTACTGCACCTGCAAAAGAAATTATTGCAGAAAACACAAATGAATTAGCAAATCGCTTTAAGCAATTAGCTGGTATCATTAAATAATAATCCATAAAAAAAATAAATAAAAATGGCAAATTTTGATTTAAGCAAACTTATGGAAGGCAAGAACCCACAAGCAGTAATGTTGGCTGAAACACGTCAATTGAAAAGCAAATGGGAGAAAACAGGTCTTCTAGAAGGTATGAAAGAAAGAGACCAACACTCTATGGCTGTTCTATTAGAGAACCAAGCAAAACAATTGTTGGACGAAGCAACTCAAACAGGTACATCTTCAGGTTCTGAGGAGTGGTCTGGTGTTGCTTTACCATTAGTAAGAAGAATCTTCGGAGAAATCGCATCTAAAGAATTCGTAAGTGTACAACCTATGAATTTACCTTCAGGTCTTATTTTCTTCTTAGACTTCAAATATGGTTCAGCTCAAGGAGCAGCAGGACAATTCGGTGGTAAATCACTTTTCGGTGGTACTAACGTAACTGGTTCAGCTGATAACTTTGGTAGAACTAACGCAGCTACAAACGGTCTTTATGGTGAAGGACGTTATGGTTATTCAGTAAACGATGCAGTTTCTGCAGCTCTTACTGGTAAATTAGCAGTAGCAGCTGGTACATTCACATCAGCATCTGCAACATGGGCTGAGGTTGGATATGATTCAGCATTATCTGCATCTGTTGCAGCTGAAGCTATTCAAAAAATCACAGTGTTGAAAGCTAGTATTTCTTCAACTGCTGATACTGATGCGGTTCGTGCATTCCAAGTTGGTGGTAACGCTGACGTGGTTTCTACAATCGGTCAATTCAACTATGCATCTGGTGCAAACGTTGTATTATTCATTTCTGCATCTAAGAACGCTTTGTTCACAACTGCAGGTGAGACTATCACTGTAACTTATTCTGAAGTTCCTGTAGCTTACGATAGAGGTGATTTCGAAGATTCAACTGCAAACTCTGCTGGTAACACAACAACTGCATTGGATATTCCTGAAATCGATCTTGAATTAAAATCAGAGGCTATCGTTGCTAAGACTCGTAAGTTGAAAGCAGTATGGACTCCTGAATTAGCACAAGATTTGAACGCTTACCATTCAATTGATGCAGAAGCTGAATTAACTTCTATGTTATCTGATTATATCTCTTTAGAGATTGATTTAGAAATCTTAGATATGTTAAAGAGCAACGCATTAACTACTGAATACTGGTCTACAACTGTAGGTGAGGAATTAGTAAATGGTACTTGGTCAAACATTGGTGGTGCTTCTAACGCATACACTAAGAATGCATGGTTTCAAACTTTAGGTGTTAAATTGAACAAAGTTTCTAACAAGATTCATCAATTAACATTAAGAGGTGGTGCAAACTTCATCGTTGCATCTCCTGATGTTTGTACTATTTTAGAATCAATCCCTGGATTCGTTGTAAATGCAGATAAAGACGCAATGCAGTTCGCTGCTGGTGTTACTGCAGTAGGTTCTATGAGCAATAGATACACAGTTTACAAAAACCCTTACATGACTTCTAACGAAA